ACTTGCAAGGCCCGCATCCTCTGGATCAGTAATCTCACGGCTCTGAGCAGAAACACCCAGTGCTTGTGTAAATGATTTCTGGAACAGCGAAGCGCGGTTAGAGTTAACGTGTTCGTTATCAACAGACTCAGCAATAAACACTGTTGCGTCGATAACAACCGGTTCGTAAGCGTCTGGCAACAAGTCTACAGGAGTTGTGCCATCGTAGTCCGGAGGTGTCTGCGCGTATTCCCCAATCAAAATCTGATTAGCCGGAGCCTTGGGGTAGATAAAGAACTTGTTGGAGTTACGCACATGGCGCATCCAGTTTACCGTTGGGCCAGCCGCGTCGTTCATCCACTGGGGGTACGCTTGGTCTAGGGCTTCGCGGTTAGTCTCGATCACTCCGTTGCCGTCCTTGACAGAGTAGATTTCGATCAGGCGGATAGAGTCAGTAGGGGCCGACTGCACCACTGAGTTCGCCGTACAGGTGATCTCACCGATGTAAGCAAAGAGGTCAGGACGCAGCACAGCAATACGCTTCAAGGCTTGGTTTGCAAAGCCCAGCAGCACAGCATCGCTATAGCGTTGAGGCGCAGTCGTATCTTGTAGGATGCGCCGAACCTCAGTGATTACATCGTTAAGAATCATTTACGGTAAATCCTTTGATGCTTCTTCAGCCAATTCTACAGGGGTAGTGTCCGGTTCAACAGGAATTTCTGTGGTTAGGTCAAGCTGCGCTTTGCGCTTAGCCTGCTTCTTAGGCTTAAAACGCTCCGGAAACGCTTGCTCCTCGGTCACTTCTTCACATGCTGGGTTCTTCGCCAGAATCTCGTTCCAGCCGTAGATAGTCCCATCCTCTTTATTTCGTAGCCATTTCTGTGCCATTACTTCTTTCTCCTCAACGGTTTAACCCTTTTGGCATCGCCAGCGGGTTGTCCGAGCTTCTGCTTCTGGGACACTCGGCTTCGCTTCTCCGCCGCCGTCATCTCAGACGCAGTCTTGGGTGTCTCCTTAGAAACACGCTTACTTGGTCTACAGTAAGGAGTACCACGTTTCTCACCCTCTTGCCTACCACAAGGTTTACCGGTGCGAACGTCGACCCACTTTTCCTTGAACCAACGCTTTAGGTCAGCCCCTTCCTTACTTTTTCTTACTGCCACTTTTAGAGTCCTTCTTCTTAGAGTTACCCCAATTAGCGGCTCCTACCTTACGGCATTTCGCCAAAGCGCCGGATGCGTAAGCAGACGGCCAGACGCGGTACGCCTTTTTAACTTTGTCGTAGCAAGCGTCTTTTTTCGTAGCCATTACCACTTCACCTTATCTGCCCAGTACGCAGCTGACATCTTACCCTTTTTAATGTTCTTGCTGTGACGGGCTTTGAACGACGCACGCTTCTTCTTCATTGCGTCCGACTCGCCAGCTTTAGGCTTGCCTGCGGTCTTCGCGCCCTGCTCGCCAAAGCGAATAATCTTTTCTTTACCGTTAGCGCACGCCTTTACGATGTGCGACTTCTTCGGGTGGTCCGGTGTACGCTTCGGCTTGTTACAAGCCATTTTGGATTTGTCAGCTTTAGCGGCCATCACACTTCCTCGAAAAATACAGTTAGTGTCGTACCTGCTGGTACAGTCACATATATACCCTGTGTAAACAATACACCGGGTTCAGGAATAGGTAAAACATCAGTTTGCTTGCCGTACACCTCGTACCGGTACGGTGTGAGGCCACCGACAGAACTGGTCTTTGAATTGTAGAACTCGTAAGTCGAGTCACTTGAGACTGGGTGGAACACCACAACCTGCTTGATATAAGCACGCTTATCAGTAACGACACCGTCCGCTGTCAACTGAACTGCTTGGACTCCATGATCGACGGTACTCATAAACGCGCTCCTCTTGGTAGAAGGGGGGTCACTAGGACCCCCCTGCCATCATTACAAAGTAACGATTGCTGTTGCCAGAGCCTCAGGCTTAACCACCTTGTAGCCATACACTTGCAGGCCACGGATGATGTTACCGAAGGTTGTCTCTGAACGGATGGTTTCCATATTCGTCATCTGAGATGCGAAAGTCAGACCCATCTTGTGACCAGCGATTACGCTGAACTCAGAACCAGACTTGTTCAGGTTGTGAGAAACGTAAACAGTAAAGCGGTCGATCATACCGAGACGGCCATTGCGCAGAGGCGAAGAACCGTCACCAGTGATAGACGCATCTTTCAGGTCAGACTGCTTAATCATACCGGCCATTTTGGCAGGGATGACCAAGAAGCGGTCACCTTCAGGTGCATTTGCTTCGTCAAGCACTGTGCCCATGTCAACGATAGTGTCGATGACGTTAGACTTAGTCAGTGCAAGAGGAGTACCAGTAACACCAAGGTTGATGTCACCAGAGATGCGACCTGCGGTTGCGCCCTTGTTAGTAGCAGCAACGCCGGGGAGGATGTCAGTCAACACGCGCTGGTCGATCTTGATCTTCATACGCTCGGAAGCGTCCTTAGACCAAGTATCCATCAGGTTGATGTCTGCCTGAATCTGATCCACGTCGTCTTCAACAGCAGCGAAGTATTCGCCTTTGTCGATTACGAGTTGCAACTTTGCCTTGTCCGGATTTTCTACGGTCAAGGTCATGCCTTTCTCGTAGTCGCGGATGGTCAGTTCTGGAGTGGTACGGATGTTGACGGTGTCGCCGTACTGACGAATTTCACCTTCATAGTCCGTGTTAGCAATAGCTGCCAGAACGGTTGCATCGTAGAAGTTTTCGATGAGTTTGCCCGACCAAATCTCGGGAATGAAGTTGCCGGTGTAGTCTACAGAGCGGCCTGATACGACTGGAAATGCCATGATTTAGCTCCTTGTTTAAGCAGTGACAATGCGACCTTCCCGCTGTGCGGCGAAGATGTCGCGTTCTATTCGGCCACGCTCAGTTTCACGACCTTTGAACTTACCCATCCGAACATCATTAAAGAACTTCTTAATGTCGTCGGTTGTGTAGGTTTGGCCTTCACTTGGCATTGCTGATGGGCTAGAGCGTCCCCGCCCCGGTGCCACCTGCTTCTCCAACTGTGAAGCCTGAGCCTTCCGATTGGTTTGAGCAACTGACCTACCACTTGCCTGCTCCCAAGCACTAAAGAAACTAGCTACGCGATTTACGTCGAGGTTTGCCTGAGCGTCCTCTAAGTAAGTCTGACGGCTGATTCCCGTTAGCGGGTCTACCTCCAACAACCAAGACTGGAAGTCTGTGTCGTCGTTAATATCCTGCCAGTTAGGAACCTTACTGGAGAGAGTCCCCCAAAACGCCTGCTCGGTGCTTGCTGCCTGCTTCTGCGATAACTGATGTACCTGAGGTACTACGCTAGCCTGCAACTGCCGTAGTTGCGCTTCCAGCTGGGCTACTCGGTGGTTTGCTTGTGAAACCTCCTCGCGTGCTGCTCGACGCATAACGTCAATCGAATCTCCATACTCCTCTAGGTCTTTGTCGGTAATCAAAGGATTATTCGACGCGGGCGCTTGAGGCGCTGGTTGGTTCGACAACTGCGACAACAGCTGTTCCAACTGTGAAACTCGGGAAGACAAATCACGATTCTGCGCGTTTAAGCGCGGAACGTCTTTGTTGTACATCCCTTGCAGTGTTTTGTATTTCTGCCTCCAAGATTCTTCATCTTGAGTGTCTACCTGTCCTTGCTCCTCGGTAGTAGACTGAGGTGCTTGTTCATCTACACTGTTGGCCGCAGTTTCCTCTACGCGGTCCTCACCCTGCCCCTCAGGAGCCTCGACCTCAGGGGCCTGTGCTTCCTCAGTTACAGAGTTGAGTTCCTTGTACAGTTCCTGTACCGCCTCAGACTGTTTACGAACTTGCGCTGGTATTGCCATGTTGAACGCTCCTATCGGTGTGCGTGATTACAAGCAGCTGTCATTTTGACTTTGCCGCGATTTCGGGGGACTCGCTAATGAGCTTAGAAAGCTCTGTAAGAACCTGACACCGTCCCTGTGCAAGTGTCACGTTCTGTGCGACGCTAGGTAGCTGCTCCAACTCGTGCATACGCCATTCCTGCAACCACTCAGTGATTACTGGATATTGGCGTACCGACGTTGCCAGAGCCTTAATAACTTCAGGAGAAGGCCGAATCATCACGCCCTCCCTGTGTCGCGGTTACTAACGATGTTGCCATCCATCCCACCTTTAGGTGATCCGTCGGGTTGAGTCGGTGTACCGCCCGCACCAGCTTGTTCGGCTTTCATTGCCTCAAGCTGCATACGCGCCGATATACGCGTCTGGTAACCTTCCTTCTCCCTAGATGGAACGATGTCATCCACCGGCATTTGCAACCCTTTAGCCACTTCACGAAGAATCGCTGCACGGCCTTCCTTACCAACGATCTCCATGTCGATCTGATTGGCGGTTGCGTTAAGAAACTCAAGGCGGCGCATGTTGACTGTCTCTTTAACAGCCAAGTTAACTGCACCTTTAGCCATAATATCTACGTCACCCTTGATGCTCTCGTCCTCGTCGTAACGCATGTTGTAGACGAACTGACGGTGTACCACGGGTTTGATAACGTCACTGTCGATGTGCATGACGACTTGGCGGATACCTTTACCCGCAGCGCCCATAAGCATCGACAAACCAGAAGAAGTGCGACCAGCGCCCTGAACGTTTAAGTCGCCGTATACATAAGACGGGATACCAGAGTGGTCGTCGGCCATCTTACTAAAACGATCATACACACCTAGGAGTGTGTTGGCGTTGTCGTCAGGTTGCGTAAAACGCACAGCTGGCGCACTGGAACCTAGCGGGTCGTTAGTGACCTGCCAAATTTTCCAAGGATGGAGTTGCGTAATGTCTTCGTTCGGCGGGATGCGCTCAAGATTAACCTCCACTTGAGGACCGCTAGAGATGCCCATGTTATTAACCAGCGCACGCGCAGCTGCATTACAAACGCCCTGTATATCCTCGATGATTTCCGGGATACCGCTACCCCAGAACGAACCGGGACGCTTGATAAACGAAGTCTTCGCGTACGGCTTCTCACCCAGCGGGTCATAGTTGAGGACAGCTTTGATAACGTAG